GCTGAGGGTCGCGGGTTCAAGTCCCGTATCGTCCACGATGCAATTGCATATTTTTACCTGAAGAGCGGGAGCCGTACCTACCCGTATAAACGTAGCCATGTTAGAGACTTCAAGGCAGTGAAGCAGAGAACAATTTGTTAGATAATAATTTAACCCAAAGCCGCTGGAAAGGACAGCGTGAGGTGGAAGCCCTCTTTTATATGTTATATTCTATATCTTCATTTATCCCGGTGTGTCCTGACCGACTATCCGGGAACAAAGCCCGTGAGGGTGAATTTCGAATCACATAAATGAAACTTAATGCGGGCCGCCTCACGGGATGGGGTGGCTATAACACGCATAAAACAACCGGGGTTCCCAAGAGTTCAGAAAACTGATCTTCGTCGGGGAGGGTTCGATACCCTCATGCGTGACGTCCGTGAGGATAATTGTATTTTTCATAATAATAGATTAAGATGAGAAAAGCCCACCGTACAGCGGTACGGTGGCAAAACGGAGAAATGGCGGAATAGGCAGACGCACCATTAGATGACAGGAAGGCCAACCTTGGATGTGGCGGACCTGGCAACTCATCCCGGTTCGAATCCGGGTTTCTCCACCATGAACCTGTGAAGGCCTGACTAGTAGTTTTGTCGCATTTATTTTATGTTTGTGATTTCGGTGCATGGTCTGTGAAGATAGTGCACCTTTTTACCGGTTTACAAACATGCTATTAGAATTATAAATTGTATCAGCATATTGGCTGATTGTATTATATACCCCAAAGAATCCCTCTTCGGGGTTGCTATCCAAGTTCATCATCAGGAACGGGAAGCTGGAGAGTAAAATTGTATTCTTTGGCTTTTCCATTCTCCTAATTCTTTGGGAAAATGGCGATAAAATGGCGAAGATTCTGTTTGCCAAACTTGTCAATAAAAGATAACTTTATAGATATAAACAACTAAAAGTCAAACCAATAAAATTAAATTATGGCTGCTAAAAAAGAAGAAAAAGCACAAGGAAGTCAAATCAGAACATTATTGGCTTCCGAGATTGAATGCAGAGTCGGCACGATGAAGCAGAACGGCTGTTCCCTCCTGCTCTATAAAGATGCCCGTGTTGATATGCGTATGCTGGATGAGGTCTATGGTCCAAACAACTGGCAGCGTAGCCACGAACTGATAAACGGAAACCTGTTCTGCACGATATCTGTCTGGGACACTGATAAAGGCGTATGGGTAAACAAACAGGATGTGGGTACGGAGTCCAATACCGAGAAGGAGAAAGGACAGGCGTCCGATGCCTTCAAACGCGCCGCTTTCAACTGGGGAATCGGTCGTGAGCTTTACACGGCTCCCTTCATCTGGATAACGTTGGATTCCTCGGAAGTATATGAAAAAACCGGCTACAATGGCTCCAAGAGTTTTGGAACAAATGCCAAGTTCAACGTACAGTCGATTGAATACAACCAGCAGCGTGAAATCTCCAAACTGGTGATTGTTGACGGCAGAGGTGACGTAAGATATGTTTTCGGTGAAGTGAAAGAGAAAGTGAAAGAACAGGCACCTGCCAGAACCGTGCCTAAAAATCCGGCACAGGCTCCTGCCGCTTTTACCGGTGCGCAACTGAAACAGGCAGTTGATGAGATGAATGCCTGCAAGTCACGGGCGCAGGTCCTGTCTGTCTGGAAAAGATACACAGTCATGCAGAACAATAACGAGTTTCGTAACGCCTGTATTGAAATGGGCAAAAAATATCCTGAAAAGAAATGATAAAATTAGTAAAGTCCCCTGTGGTTTTCAATGAAGAGAACCACACCTATTTTCTTGGAGAGAAACAGCTCCGGGGAATTACCGGTATGATCAGCCGGCAGTTGTTTCCCGACAAGTACAAAGGCGTTCCCGACCATGTGATGAGGCGTGCGGCCGACAAGGGCAGCCGCATCCATTCACAATGCGAATTTGTAGACTCGACAGGATTCGAGCCTGAAAGCATCGAGGCGGAGAACTATTTACGTGAGCGCATGAATGCCGGATATGACGCGCTGGCCAACGAATACACAGTATCCGATGAGGAGTACTTCGCATCCAACATCGACTGTGTATGGGAAAAGGAAGGTGAGATCAGCCTGGCGGATATCAAGACCACTTACCGGATAGACAAAGAATCCCTTAGCTGGCAGTTGTCCATATACGCATACCTCTTTGAGAGGCAGAATCCCGGACTGAAAGTCAGAAACCTGTACGGGGTCTGGCTCCGTGGAGACAAGTCCGAGCTTATTCCTGTTGAGCGCAGGTCTGATGAAGAAGTAATGCGCCTCATGGAATGCGAAGTGAAGGGTGAGAAATACCTTTCCACAGAAATAGCACCTGCCGGAAACCTGCAGTTGATGACTGCGGCGGCTGTACAAATGCTTATTGATATCCAGGAAGAGCTGGATTTTGCCAAGGAACAGAGCGAACAGATGAAGGAAGGACTGAAAAACGCCATGATAGAGAATGGGGTGAATGTATGGGATGCCGGACGACTGCGTGCTTCCGTCACTCCCGCCACAACAGGCAAGTCATTCGACACCAAGGCATTCCAGACTGACTATCCGGATTTGTATTCAAAGTATCTGAAATCTGTCGAAAAGAAAGCATCTATTCGTATAACCATAAGAAAGGAGAAAGAAAATGAGTGTGAATAAAGCAATCCTGTTAGGACATCTCGGAAAGGATCCCGATGTCAGATATCTTGAGGGCGGTGTCGCCGTCGGCCAGTTCTCTCTTGCCACGACCAAGCGCGCACAGACTTTGCCAAATGGCACACAAATTCCCGAACGTACCGAATGGCATAATATCGTAGTATGGCGTGGTATTGCCGAAACAGCCAAGAAATATCTTCATAAAGGGGATAAGGTATATGTCGAAGGCGAAATCAGAAGCCGGTCGTTTGAAGACAAGAACGGTGTCAGGCATACTGTCGTTGAGATATTTGCAGAAAGCATGGAGATGGTAACTGTCAAGCAGCAGACACAACATGCCAGTTCCGATGATGAGTTGCCCTGCTGATGGAAGCCACTATTATAAAGAAAGACGGTAAAGCAACTCTTGACAAACCGTTTGAGTTCATGCTAAGCCTGCTGAGAAATGGGGAATATACCCTCACCATCAAACGCAAGACCAAGCCCCGTACCCTCAACCAGAATGCCCTCATGTGGCAATGGTTCCGATGTATCGGGGCCTGTTTCAGGGAATACACAGGAGAGGAATATTGGAGTACCGCTGACGGTGTGCAGGACATACATGATCTCTACTGCAAGAAATTTCTGAGCAAACAGGTGACCATAGGTGGAAAGACCGAAACCATATCCCGTGGCACAAGCAAGCTGAATACCTTGGAAATGACAAACTTCATGGAAAGCGTGAAGGCTGATGTCAACAATGATTTTGGCATCATACTCCCCTTGCCTACCGATAAGTACTATTCCGCCTTTGTAGCCGAGTATGAAGGCAGATATTAATAATAACAAATTAAAATATAATTATGATTACAAACGATTATGAACCGGAGGAACTGCAGTTTGTCCTGCCGGAAGTTGTAAAAGACACATTCCCTCTTGAACTGACATTCGGAAATGCTGAAAACGAGAAGGAGATCATCAAGGCTGTCAACGAGCATTTCAATGTCATGTTCCCGGAGAATGAACTGGCAATGAGATATATGGATAATTTTGAAAAAGACGAGATCAGAAAGAAGTATTGTGAGCTCGTAGAGAAAGAACTGCCAAGTGCCGAGGCAGAACTGCTGAGTGCAAAGGAAGAGGCCAAACGACTGAAGGCGAACGCTGAGGAGGCTCTTAATTCGGTTAGCAGACAGATCAAGGATTATGCCGCCAAGGTGACGGAAGGCACAAAGGAAAAGAAGCTGCCGCCAACCAAGACATTCCGTATAGCCCTGAACGGCTACTACCTTTTTATTCGGTAATAAACGGCCGTGTTCTGCTGGTCAAGGCTGAAAAGATTTCATCTTACGACAAATCTTCCCTGTGGGCGCAGGAGGATAGAAACCGCACAGCCATGATGGAACTGTTCGGACTGGATTTTCCGGCAGTGGAGAAACCTGACGATGATGATTTTGACAACGAACATGACATGATTCCGGATGACAGCGACGACGAGCTAGGTAATGAAGATGATCTGAACGATGCATTGGGATGTGTTGATTCTGACGAAGAAGAAAACTGATGAGCAGGCTACGGCATAAGAAGGGACGCAAGTCGGCGTATGCGCTCTCCCTGACACGGAATCCATATTGGGAGAAGGTTGCAAGGGAAATACGTATCAGGGACGGACACAAATGCCGGCATTGTAACGCCCTCTATCCGCTGGAAGTACATCATATGCGCTATAAGGTGAACGGAATGTCCATAGTCGGTCATGAACTCGAACATCTGGACTGCCTTGTCACCTTATGCGCCTCTTGCCACGAAAAAGTTCATAAAGGAGTTATCAGACTATGAAATATCAATTACGAGATTATCAAAAAAAAGCCAGTGATGCCGCTGTAATGTGTTTTAAGATGAAGTCAGGCAGGAACGGTCTTTTGGTACTTCCGACAGGTGCGGGCAAATCACTCATCATAGCGGATATAGCAGCGAGGCTTGAGGAGCCTCTGATTGTATTCCAGCCTAATAAAGAAATATTGGAACAGAACTTTGCGAAGCTGCAAACATACGGAATTTGGGATTGCAGCATATATTCCGCGTCAGTGGGCCGGAAAGAGATCAGCCGCATCACATTCGCCACTATCGGCAGTGTCATCCGGCATATGAAGGACTTCCAGCATTTCAAGAACATTCTGATTGATGAATACCATCTTGTCAAGCCAAGCGATGGAATGTACAAGAGATTCTTCGAACAGGCTGAAAGAAGGATTGTAGGGCTTACCGCCACCCCATACCGGTTATATTCCTGCATGAACGGAAGTATGCTTAAGTTTCTCACCCGTACCCGTCCGCGTGTCTTCTCCCAGGTCCTGTATTATTGCCAGGTAAGCGAATTGCTTGCCAAAGGGTTTCTTTCCCGGTTGAAGTATTACGATGTCACGAGAATTGACCTGACCAAAGTGAGGAGAAACTCTTCCGGAGCTGATTTTGACGACGCAAGCCTGTCTGATGAATTCCGGCGTGTGGATCTGTACGGCTATCTCATCTCCATAGTGAAACGATTGCTTCATCCCAAAGTCGGGGGAGCACGTAAAGGCATGCTTGTTTTCACCCAGTTCACCGCCGAGGCTGAAATGCTTGCACGGGAGATTCCTGACAGCGCCGTTGTAAGCGCGGATACCACCAAATCTGACCGTGAGAGAATACTTGCCGAATTCAAAGCCGGGAAAATAAAAGTTGTAGCCAATGTCGGCGTGCTTACCACAGGGTTTGACTATCCAGAACTTGACACCGTCGTGCTTTGCAGACCTACCATGTCACTCTCACTGTATTATCAGATGGTCGGACGTGTCATTCGTCCGTGCCCCGGCAAGAACGGCTGGGTCATAGACTTATGTGGCAATATCAGGACATTCGGGAAAGTCGAGGATTTAAGGGTAGAACAACCGGAAAAGGACAAGTGGTGCATCAAGAGCAATGGCAAACAATTAACTAACGTAATATTATAATCATGTATATCATAAGAGGACAAATACCATCAAAAAGCAATTGTTATAAGATTGTTTCTCATTTTGACCCCAAGACCCGAAAGACACATTCCTCGCTTGCAAAACAGGAAGTGCTCAAGGAATACGAAAAGAACTTTTATATCCAATGCCCCGAACGGGGACGGATGATTGAGGGATATTTCAGACTGAGGGCAAAAGTCTATTATAACAGCAAACGGCCGGATTTGGACAACTCACTGAAGATACTGCTTGACTGTCTGCAAATGACGGGAACAATCAAAAACGACCGTCAGTGCGTGTACATAGAGATTGAAAAATTCGTTGACCGGAAAGAACCGCGTGTCGAGTATGAAATAACCCCGGTTGAATTCGGGTAAAGGAAACGCCTATGGCAAGACCTAATAAAATGGGATTGGATTATTTCCCTTTTGACGTTGATTTCTTTAATGATGAGAAGATTGTAGCCATATCCGGGGAATTCGGGATTAAAGGAGAAATTGTTGTAATCAAGCTGCTTTGTGCGATATACCGAAATGGATATTTCATATTGTGGAATGATCTGCTGAAATTCAAACTCCTTAGAGACCTGCCCGGAGTGTCTTCTGAATTGCTCGACAGCATAATGAACCGTTTAGTCTTATGGGGCTTCTTTGACAAAGACCTGTTTGATTCGATGGGAGTTCTTACCAGTGCGGGCATCCAAAAGCGATATTTCAAAATATCTAAAAGGCGTAAATCTGTGGATGATTTTAGATACTTATTAATCAAAGTTAGCGGTTGCGAAAACAAGGAAGTTTTTTCTTCCGACGATGGAGATGTATCGAGCGATACAGTTAATGTTTGCAATGGCGGGGTTAATGTATGCAATAACCCTTTTACTGCCGACATTAATGTATGCAAAAACACCACAAAGAAAAGGAAAGGAAATAATAAAGAAATCTCTCTATCGAGAGATAAAGAAAATCTTCCCCCTCCCGAAATTTTAGGCAAAGAATTAGACGAATGCTATGAGGAATTGTCAAGGGACATGAGTTGGAGTGAAATCGTAACGATGAATACACGTAATTCCGGTTACAAGGATTTTACGGTAGATATGTTCAAAACGTATTTAAAACATTTTTTCGAGAAACTTCAAAACGAGGGAGAGGTAAGGAAAGCACCAAAGGATGCGAAATCACACTTTGCTAGATGGCTGAAAATTGAGCTTGAAAAACAACGAAACAATGGGAACAATAGGAGCTGTTATACAAGCAAGCAGGAAGCTAACGCCTACGCTCTTAGCTTGCTACAACAACATAAGCGAGA